TAAGCTTTTAGAAAAAGTAAGCACAGTACAAAATAACTGGGTAGAGTTTGGAACAAACGAAAAGCTATGTGCACATCCTAAGTTACGCCATAATGTTTCAAATACTGTAACAGTCATGGATCATCAGTGGCGTGAAGTAGAAGACTATGTTTTTGAAAATCGTGGTGCATATGCTGGTATATCTTTCCTTGGTGGATCAGGTGATAAAGACTTTAATCAAGCACCTATGACAGAAGTCTTAACCGAAGAACAAATAGTAAGTAAATATGGCAAGGCTGCATTATTTGCTGCTGGCTTAATTGTAGATACACGCAAAGGATTCAACGATCTATGGGAAGCCACTTCTATAGCACAACTACCAGATGATAATCATGGAGAAATTTCTGATATTCGTGCAGAGTGGGTTCGTCGTTTTAAAAAGTTTGCGGATAATTATTTTATGAGCGATACAAAAGAAGCTGAGTATTGCTTGAAGGACGTGTTCCTTTTACACAAATGGACTAAGATTCAACAGAACCTTGCTCCAGTAGATTTTGCTTCTCAACTTGAAACTAAAAAATATGTAGATGTAGACACGCTTGGTTCTGCAGCTTGCGTAGGAGGCGCCTGTGAAATTACTTTCTAATAAAATACCTGATTTTTGTATGAGTCATTGGCTCATAAGAATACCTTTGGCAATTGTGTTTTTACAACAAGGCTTTAGTAAATTACCCGTAACAGTAGAAGGCGCTGAAAGTTTTGACTTGCCTTATATTGTTTGGTGGTTCGCAGCATACGGTGAGATCGGTGCTGGTATAGGCTTACTTGTTGGTGGAGCTGTCATATGGAAAAGTCTAAAAGAATTTTATGATATTATAACTCGGTTTAGTGGTATTACAATTTGTAGTATTATGACAGGAGTTATATGGGTAGGCCAACCCGACAGTTTTATGGATGTTATTTTATATGACAATTTACATGTATTCTTATGGGTAGGCGGATTATTCTTTGCACTTAGAGGAAACCGAACATGAAATGGTTGATCATAGTAGTGTTTGCAACTGTTTCGGGTGACTTTTATATATTCACTAACCCGAAATTTGAAAGCAGACAAGAGTGCATGGATCAATTAAAAGATCCTGACCAAATATATAGAATGGTTATAAAGATTGGTCAAGAATATGGTAGACCAATGCCAGTAAAAGCAGTTAATTGTCTTAGTGAAAAAGAAATAGAAGACATTTTAGAAAAAACAAATTATAAAGAAACTGAAAAGGAAACAAATGTTTGAAGGGAAAACAAAACATGAGTATCGACGATATAGAACTGAAACACTATATTGAAAAACATAAGCAGCACGAAAAAGAACGAACAAGCACTAATGATAGAAATGAATACTGGAGAAACAAATGAATAATAAAGTTACGCCTATAGGATGGGGAAAAACTATTTTAGGTATCAAAGATGCTTGGAAAAGTATAATGACAGTTGAACATTCACCATTACGTAACTTACCACCACAACTTGGTTTAATGGTGTTCTTAATACTGTCAGTAATGTGGAGTGGTATCTTTGCTGCGATTATAAGCAATCCATACATATTTGGTTGGACTGCTGGTGCACATATTTTAATTGTATGTGGAATTTTTATTACTGCAATAGTTCATGATCAAGCTGAGAAAGCAGGCAATGTTTCACAAAACTATAATCTCCGTGGCTCAGGAGGAGAACACGAATGACATATGCTATTCTAAACAGAGGACAAGGATCTGTACATGAAATGTTTTTTGATACACTTGCAAAATTAGATAAATGGTTAGAAGACAATCCTAATTTTGAAAATTTAGGTGTAACAGAACACACTTTACCAACTAGACATGTAAGAGTTAATGTTGAATTTGCTGGATGGGGAAGCTAAATGGATAAAGAATATTGGACCGAGTGTGAAGTTTGCGATATGGAAACTTACGTCTTGTTAGAAGAAGGAGATGAAGTCCCGATGTTCTGTCCTATGTGTGGTGAAGAATCTCACTTTGAAGAAACTGTAGACGATGAATAAATAGCCTTATGTGGCATTATAATGGAAAAGAATTTGACGAGACTCCAGATGAGTACCAAGGATTCGTATATCAAATAACAGAAAAAGCAACTGATATGAAGTATATCGGTAAGAAGTTTTTCTGGAAACCAAAAGTTCTACCAAAAACTAAAAAAAGAAAACGTAGAGTCAGAACAAGAACTGAATCTGACTGGCGCCAGTATTTTGGATCTAGCAAAGAAGTGCAATTACTCGTAGAAGAGAATGGTGCTGATGCATTTCATCGTGAAATACTTATGTTATGTAAGACCAAAGGACAATGTTCTTATTATGAAATGAAATATCAACTTGAACTCGATGTGTTACTCAAACCAGAAGAGTACTATAATGCATTTGTTGGAGGAAAAATACATCGAAAGCATATTTTAGGTTTACAATCAGATGAAACTGTGGTAGAATAAACTTAATATGAATGGAGTTTGTAATGATTATTATTGATTATAATGGAATAGCTATTGGAAACATTGTTACTCAAAAGCTTGACATAGATGAAAACCTTATTAGACATATGATACTGAATAGTATTCGTATGTACCGTAAACGTTTTCATAAAGACTTTGGTGAAGTTGTTATCACCTCTGACGCAGGAAACAACTGGCGATACAAAGCATTTCCTAATTACAAAGCAGCTCGTAAAATTGGCCGTAAGAAATCAAGTATGGATTGGGACGAAGTATTTCGTATCACCAATCTAGTGTTTGAAGAACTTGGCGATCACTTCCCCTATAAAACATTAAAGATCGACGGATGTGAGGCTGATGATATTATTGGCCAGCTTTGTTACAATACACAAGAGTTTGGTCAATATGAAAAAGTTATGATTATATCTGCTGATAAAGATTTTGCACAATTGCAGAAATTTGACAATGTGTCACAGTATTCTCCTATGACAAAGAAATATATAAAAATAGAACATCCTAGGAAACAGTTAATGGAACTTATTCTAAGAGGCGATACATCTGATGGTGTACCTAATGTTTTGTCTGGTGACAATGTATTTGTAGAAGGTACACGTCAAACACCTCTTCGACAAAAGTTATTGGATCAATTAATAGAAAATCCTGAATCACAAGGACAAGAAATATATCGTAATTTTTTACGTAACAAAAAATTAATTGACCTGAATGAAACGCCTGATGTTCTAAAAAGCGAAATTATAAATACATTTGAAAGCCAAGATACGCATGATAATAAAGGCAAGGTCTTTCCTTACCTAGTGGCTAAACGATGTAAAAGATTGATTGAAGATATTGAGGACTTTATCTAAATGGTTACTAAGACTAGAACTAAACACATTTATGAAGTAATTGAACTTGCTTCTAAAGCAAAAACAAAAAAGGATAAAATAAACGTCCTTCGTGAACACGAGTCTTGGGCTTTAAAAGACTTACTTCGTGGCGCATACGACGAGCTGGTCCAATGGACATTACCACCCGGCGATCCTCCGTATGAACCTGCCAAGGAAGAAACTGTACCTTCCACATTACACAATCAACACAAGAAGTTTAAATACTTCGTTAAAGGACTTGTGGGTGATCAGATGATGGGGTTTAAACGTGAACGTATGTTCATTGATATTCTTGAAGGTGTTCACCCAAAAGATGCTGAGCTTCTTATTCTTATGAAAGATAAGAAAGCATTAGCAAAAGGAATTACCAAGAAACTTGTAGAGGAGGCTTTTCCAAAACTTATCGTAAAATAATCATGTAAAATAAAACAATAGGAGATTGCATTGACTACTCAGTTTGATAGACTTAAACAAGATGTTATTGAATTAGAAAACTATATCACGAAGCTTCAACAGAAAGGCAAAATTGATTTAGCTACTAAAATAAGTCGAAAGAGAGAATATCTCAAAGACTTTATCACTGAGAAACAAGAAGCATTGCAATAGGAGGTAGACGGTCGGCTAGCACGACTAGTCGGCCGATTTACAGAAAGAATATTATGCCCTCATATACATTGAAAGATATTAAGACTCAAGACACCTGGGATGTAGTTTGTACTTGGGATGAATTACAAGATACATTAGACGCTATGCCAGATGTAATTCAAGTACTCAGCACGCCAAAGATTGTATCAGGAGTAGGAAGTACTTTGAGCAAAACAGATGATGGATGGAAAGAAGTTTTGAATAAAGTGAAATCCGGATCAGGCCGTGGCAACACAATAAAAACATAGTATGAGTAAACATAGGAAGAATAATTCCCTTACAGTTCGTATTGATGATCTATTGCAATATGATCCTATTACCGAAAATCAAAAGATTGCTTTTGATGCGTGGGAAGACAACGATAATTTGGTCTTAGCTGGAACTGCAGGGACAGGTAAAACTTTTATAGCTCTTTATATGGCGTTAGAAGAACTCCTTGATCCTAAAGATTCTTTCTTTCGTCGTATTGTAATAATTAGATCTGTTGTACCAACAAGAGACATTGGCTTTCTTCCTGGTACTGTAGATGAAAAAAAGGATATGTACAATATTCCATACAAGAATATTTGTGCTGAACTCTTTGGTGATGTAGGAGCTTATAACAAACTCACAACAGCTCGACAAATTGACTTTGAATCTACATCGTTTATTCGTGGATCCACGTTTGATGATTCTATTATTATTGTTGATGAGATGCAGAACCTTACGTTCCATGAACTTGATACGGTTATTACACGAGTAGGACGTAACAGTAAGATTATATTTTGCGGTGATTATAAACAATCTGACTTTAAATTTCAAGATGAAAAAGATGGCATATTTAAGTTTATAGCTATCTTAGAACAAATGAAAAACTTTTCAGTTATACAGTTTGGTTGGGACGATATTGTAAGATCAGGAATGGTGAGAGATTATATTATGACAAAAGAAATGTTAGGATACGATTAATGATAACAATTTGGGCTGGACCAAGATGCTCGTGGTGCGATAGAGCAAAGTCACTTGCAGAACAACATGAACTCAAATACGAATATATTCTAATTGATGGACCAGAAAAAATGCAAGAATTAAGTGAATTAGTTCCAGGAGCACGAACGGTTCCTCAAATATTTTGGAATGATAAACATATAGGCGGATACAACGAATTCGCTTCTGAAATTGAAAATACTCGCAACTTCGGACAGGAAAAAATCTAATGGCTAAGTTCAGTCGCTTTGATTCTCGTAATAAAAAACGTGGAAAACATAAGAAACAATCTATTCATAAAGATTTTAGAATAAAAAATTATATTAAAAACGAAAAAAACTATTTACATTCTTCTGAAAATATGGTAGAATACTACTATAATGAAGGAGAATATAATGATAGACAATTTAAACCGAGTGATACTTACTGACTGTGACGGTGTTCTCATGAACTGGGAATACGCCATGAATGTCTGGATGCAAACACAAGGTTACAAGATCGTTGAAGACGGTCAACAATATTATGATATGAAAGATCGATATAATCTTCCATCATCTGTAAGTAAACGATTAGTTCGACAGTTTAATCAATCTGCTGCTATGGGATTCTTACCTCCTCTTCGTGATGCTATGTACTACGTGGATCTCTTACATCGTAAACATGGTTATACATTTCATATGATAACTGCTCTTTCAAATAACGAACACGCTCAGCTGCTTCGTATTCAAAACTGTAAAAAATTATTTGGTGAAACTGCTTTTACTAAATTTATCTTTTGTGATACCGGTGAAGATAAGGATGAAGTACTAGAACCTTATCGTGATTCTGGTCTTCTTTGGATTGAAGATAAATTATTAAATGCACAAACAGGTGATCGACTAGGACTCGAAAGTATTATGGTAGAACATGCTCATAATATGGATAATGACGAGTTCCCAACATTTGCAACATGGAAGGACATCTATGAATATGTCGCTGGGTGAAGTACTTACACTACGTAGTCAATGGGAAGAGATCGTAAGGTATCGTAAATCTTACGAATTAAGCCATTATAATGGTACTATAGATAATCTATATGCATTCATTGAAACCGGAGCCAAAAAGAATCGTTTTCGAAAGAACTTTGAGAATGCATTGATTATCGCAAATAAAATCGTGAGTTACTATGAAGAGACTAATTTATCAGGTATACACAGGACCTCGTAAAAGATTATACGACCACTGCACAAAGTCTGTCGCCACTTATTGTAAAGAACATGGCATTGATCATGTTATACAAAGAGAACCTATCCTAAGAATTAAACCAGATGTATTTGCTACTAATCGTAGTAAAGAGTCCTATGGTAAACATGGTGGCTTTCTACCGATATATGAAAAAGAAAATGCATTTGCATACTTTGATCGTTATGATCAGATTGCAATTGTAGATGGTGATATATGGATAAGACCAAACAGCCCTAACCTGTTTGACGAGTTAGATGAAGACACCGAATTTGCTGGTGTTATAGAAAGACAGATGCCACTAACTCAAAGATATTTCGACAAAATTACAAACTATTCTCATATGCAGTATGGATCATTAAAGCACGTTGATTGGAAGTGGAATCAACATGGTGCTGAGTTTTATAACATGGGTATGATGTTAATGAGTAAAAACATTGCAAAGTATTTACGTGGTCAAACACCACGAGAGTTCTTGATGCGTGCAAAGTTTAAAGGATTCATTGATGGACTAGGCGCGTGGAAATGGTCTACAGATCAAACACTTTTGAATACTTGGGTAAAAGAAGAAAAGATGAAACAAAAACATCTTCATTGGAAGTGGAATGGTTTATTTAATGCTATACCACATGAGAAGATGCAACAAGCTCACTTCTTACATTTCTTTCATAAGGATTTAATTCCTAATGAAGGAGAAGATATTGAGCGACTAATGGAATTAGTAGTATGAGATATTTAGAAATCGCTCCAAACGAGAACAGAGGATTGAATTGGGATAGTGTACGAGATGTACCTACTCCTGGTTGTATGGTATATGATATGCGTAAGCTTCCAATGAAGGGAGTTATGGATGCACAATATAATGCAGTCTATAGCGAACACTTTGTTGAGCACCTTGAAAAAGATGAAGGCATAAACTTCTTTAAGGAAATGTATAGAGTAATGAAGCCGGGTGGTATCATTCGTACTGTGTGGCCTCCTATGGATTTTGTAGACTTTCTTAGACAGGATCAAAACTTAGATGAACATCCTTTTGTACAGCATTACTATCAGTTTTATATCTTGAAACATAAGTTTGCTCCTGCTGGAACTGAACACTTGTCCAAACAACTTCAATGTGCTGAAGGACTTTTATATCAAGGCGGTGAACATAAACATCTTTGGTATAAGAAAGAAATGTTAGAAACACTTACCGAACTTGGTTTTAAAAACGTACAAGAAATGCCTTATGGAAAATCTGGAGTAAGAGACTTCAATGGCATTGATACTCCAGGCTTGATACGTAAGTTACACTCTGCTGTTATAGAGGCAAGTAAACCTTGGTAAATATTGTACTACAGCACTTTGATGGCGAGCTGCGGCCGTTAGATAAACTCTCGATGGCGAACATGCAAGAGTATGCTGATATGATTGGTGCTGAATATAAACTTATTACTGGCAAACCTTTCAATCGAAGACTAACAGCACCGTGCCAAAAAGTACAGATGATCTCAAAAGAGTTTGACGAGTACGATGATGTACTAATGGTAGACATTGATATGTTTGCACCCAAAGGTATGACTATCAATATCTTTGAAGAACAAGGTGTTGGGATGTATCATACTGTACAGAAGATGTTACATAAAAAGATAGTACAGCAGTATCCTTTAATCTCATCTTCTCGATCTCCTTATTGGGGAGGTGCAATATATAAAATGAATAAGAAATTAAGAGTAGCTTTAAGAGAAGCAAACACTCCTCCAAACACATGGATGGAAAACTTTAATTTGCCATATCACTTTGAAGATGAAGGTATCTTTCATGTGTTAGCTCTAAGAGCAGGTATTAACTGGAGAAAAACACACTTGGATCCGAAATGGTGTCAATGTAGTTTTCTTCCTAATCCAGAAAAGGCTGGATTTATTCATATACGTACTAAGATTACTCCTCATGGACCAAAGCGTGATAAGATGGAAAACTATCAACAGTTAGTAGACGAAGGTGTACTTTGAATATATTAGTTGTAGGTGCGGGTTTTGCTGGAGCTACGATTGCTCGTGAGTTAGCAGAAGCTGGCCACAAAATATGTGTAATAGATCAAAGAGATCATGTAGGTGGTAATGCATATGATTATGAAAACGAACA